CGGCTCCGAAGTCCTAATCAGTTTCCAAGGGCTAATACCTTGCCCGTAAATTTGCCCGTTGAGGCGTTTAATCGGGCGAAGCTGCCCATTCATCGCTACTTCTGAAAGAAGCGCGCCAAGCGGCGCATACGGCGTTACAACACCTTGCGCCCACTGTTGATAGGCGTAATTTGCGGCGCTTCTTAGACGGCCTTGGTAATTTGTACTACCGCCGCCTAAGCGTATGTCCGCTTCCCATTTTTCCGTGCCATCGTCGGGGTTTTCGGTTTCGTATAGAATCTCATCTTCCAAAACATCCGGCGTCCCTCCATCGTATAGTTCCAAAAAGAAGCTATCCGCACTCCAGTTGATTGTAAACTGCGATTCGTCTACCCCGACGTTCCCCTGCTTCATTAACTGCCCAAAACCGCACTGGAATGTGTTTGTATCACCGTCTGCCGGTAGTGGTGGCGTGATAAATGATTGAACAGGGATAAACAGCGTTACACTGCTTCCCACCGCTGGAACGCTACTTGTGCCGCCCGATACGAAATCTGCACTATCGCCCGGCGTACCCGTCCAGGAAGCAGTACCAGGGATGACAGAAAAACCCGAATACGTTACCGAGCGTTTCAGGTAGTTGCTCCCGATCTTCAAATACAGCTTCATCTCTGCGAAAATCGAATCGGTAAGGCTCCCTGAATAGGAATTGTTTTTTATTGTTACCCGAAACAGGCCATTGATTTTAAATGTAGTTGCCCCGCTGTTGCTGTCAATCGCCTGATTAAAGTTAAACACATTTCCCTGCGTTGGGATGATGTTCCCCCAAAAATTGCGGCGCAAATTGGCCTGATAAGTGACAGACGTTTTTGAAAGCTGTGGCAAATAGTCGTATTCTACATACGATAACTTTGCGCCGGTATCCGTCTGATTAATCGTGTTTACGCCACTGTACCCGCTATTTGAAAGAAACGTGCCATCCTTTTTGTAGCGCCTGTATTCGTATGTGCTGTTTGATCGGTAGTCAATTTGCTCTACAATAAACTTGCCATCATACATTTTAATGTGCGCCCCAAATGAGCGTACAATGTGGCTTATTACATCATAGCATGATAGTACATCTTTATCTGTCGATCCTGTGGTATGGTAGTCGTAAAAAGCAGCATGGTCTAACTGTGCTAAAAATAGCGCATCATTCGCGCCGCCCGTACTCATTGTTTCAGCCCACCAATCCACTGAAGTCTCTAGGAAGTCATCACCCGCCGCCCACATAGCCATGTGAGCCAACTTACCGAGCGCCCGCGTAAGGTGAGATACAAGTGTATTGCTATTGAAATATAGTGTTCCGGCATTGTAATACGGCGTCTTTTTCAGTAAACCCAAACCACAGACAGCCGTCATAGTCACTGTGTAGTAGGCTGCTTCGTCTCGTTCGTTTGATATGTCCGCCACCAATATACCCCGCCATCTCACAGTAGCCCCGCCTCCGCTGACTATTTCCATCCAAAAACGGCCTTCCTTTGAGGTGCGTACATCGTCAACAAAGCTGTTTAAATCAACATCATCAACAGGTAGGAGCATTGTTACCTTGCAAGTGCTGCCTTTGATTGGTGCGTGTCGATCATCCGGTTTTTCCGCTGACCATGTTATTTCTATGCCACCCCTGGCTGTTTCAAAGCCTATCGAAGTACCGACAAAATCCGTGTCGTAGATCCTGGCCGTGTAGTTTACACCGCCTGGAGAAATCCCGTATCCATATAGTCTTTCAGCCATTAGCGGGTACGGGTTTGTTTTTGTTGAGCGCGATCAAGGACTAACACAAGGTCAGTGCCTTTAACTGTGAATGCCCCGCTCAGCGAGACATTACCACTGCCTCCATTCAGCATGTTCTTTGTCTGTGACGCGGTATATACCTGCGAGCAAGCGGGAAGGTTTATAAGCTCGGGCCCTTCTTCACCAACGAGTGATAAACCCCCAGGGGCGTTCATGGTGCCTTTGGCGAATGAAGCCGCCCCGACAAGTTTTTTGAAAAGCGCCCCGGCTAAAGTTCCGGCCACGCCTGCAAGGGCAATTCCAACAAGCGGGTTAATAACAGATCCTTTTTCGATAGCGGATGCAATAGCCTTAGCTACCGTCATTTTAATAAGCTGGTTTATAACCTGCGCTATGGCAGACACAGCGGCAGAGGCAAATGATTTCCATGACGCCCCACTTTGCTCAAGGGAAGATGCAACGTTTTCCCCAAAACTTGCTATGGCCCCGGCAGCGGTTTCTGCGGCAGTAGGGAGCGCCTCAAGCTGCTCCTTCATTTGCCTCAACCGCTCTATCTGAGCCTCTTCCCTATCCTGTTGTTCTGTTTTTTCTTTCCCGACAGCCAAAGGCCTCTCGCCTCCCGATGGCCCACCGGACGTATCAGTAGCCCCCATGCTTGCCGCCCTTGCCTCATCCTCCTTTTTCATTGCATCAAGCAGGGTTTGATTGTATGCAATGACCGCCGCTTCTGCGCCCTCTATTTGTTTTTGATATAATTCCAGTGCTGCGGTTTCTGCATCACTAGCCTCCTTTGCTTTATTTTTTGCATCACTTAATCCCCCGGTTGCGCCCGTTAACTCTTTGGTGGTTTTGGTATTAAGCACATCTGCCTGGGCTACTCCAATCAGCGCCTTTTGCTCGGCCTCAAGTGCGGCCTTCTGCTCAAGTAGGTTTTCTGTAAATGACGTTGCCGTGGAAAGGGCAGCCGCAGCCGGGCTTGCTGTGCTAAGAATTGACGACTTAAGTTGCTGCCAAACAGTCGGGTCTGCCGTTTCATTGAGATTATTCATCTCTTTTTGAATCTCCACTAATCGTTCCTTTGCAGCTGTTATCTTCGCCACCCTTAATAATTCCTCTCCATAACGCGTCGTGGCCGCTGTTATCGCTTCTATGTCATTTTTACCCGCCCTTATCCCGCCGTAATATTCTGGGCTAATTTTGTTTAATTTTTCAAGAATGCGCCTTTTTTCCTCAAGTGTTGTCGATTCTTTTTTATAGGCAGAGACAAGCACCTCAACCTCGCTCTTTTGTCCTGCGATGCTATCGGCAGCCTTTCTATTAACTTCAAGTAGGGATTTTTGAGCCTTAGCAGCCGCACTGGTATCTTCAGCCAACAAAGTGAACGCAGCAGCGGCAGCCAATACGATACCAATTGCCGCGCCTAAAATTGTCAGTTTTGTAGCAAGGTTCAACGCCTGGAAAGCCTTGATTGCGGACGGGATGGCTTCACCTGCAAGGGATTTCAAAAGTGTTACCTGCAAAACGCCATACGCCTTAATCATTGCCCCAACGACTACGACTACACCCTGCCCGACCTTTAGCATCGGCCCTAGGGCAATGGCAAACACGCCAACACCCGCAATGAGTTTTTTGGTGCCGTCGTCAAGTTTGGAGAAACGATCAGACAGATCACCTAACCATGTAGCAAAACCTTCCAGCTTTGCGCTGATATTGAATGTTTTATTGAGCGATTCGCCCACGCTTGCCAAAAACATTTTTATCGCCGTCCCTGCGTTCACAATGGCGTTTGATATGCCGCCCGCAACGCGGGGCATTCCTTCCATTTTCTTTGTGATCGTATCGACGAATTCGCGGGCATCAACACCAAGCGCATTGATACCCTCAGCTGTTGTCGTGCCGAACGCTTCTTTCATTAATTGGGCAACAACCGGCATCCTGCCCGTAATGATCTTCAAGTCATCCTGGAATAGTTTGCCCTTTCCGATCATCTGAGAAAATTGATTAACAACCTCCCCTAAATCTTCTGCCGTGCCGCCTGTAGTGGCTATTGTGTTTGCGAGCTGCTCAATGACACCCCGCGCTTTTTCAGCGGAAAACCCCACGTTTTGAAGCCTGATAGATCCGCGCACCGCTTGTTCAAATTCAAGCCCTGGAGCCTCAGCGGATTTGCGCAAATTTTCTACCTCGGCAGACGCCTCTGCAAGCGACCGACCTGCACCCTGGAATGTTGCATCCATCGCTTTCTGCAACGCCTCAATTTCACCGGCAGCCTTAATAGCGACAACACCAAAGCCAATCAGCGGTAACGACAGCTTGGTTGACAGTTCCCTGGCAGCTTCGCCGATTCGGGTGCTTGCACCACGGACGGCTTTTTCTGCATCCTTGAGCGCCTTGTTAAGCTCTCGAATGTCACCCCCAATCCGTACATTAAGTGCTGCTACTGACATTTTCGTTTAGTTTGGCATAGGCACGAGCCGCCGCCGCTTCAAATTTTTCTAATTCTTCCGGGTCAATTGGCTCAAATTTGGCCGCCCTCACCTTGTCATCCCAGGGGAGTTTGTACAAATCGCTCATCTCGGTTCCTTTAATCAGGTTTTGAAATCCTGCGTAATAGGAAACCATTCGCGCCTGTGCAAATCCCATGTTAACCCTGTCCACCTCTTGCTCCATGTGGCCGGATAGCGCGGTGAAAAAATAAGATGGGGTGGAAAGCCAAAAATCACGCTCTTTCCACCCCATCTTCCCGGCCCCGTATATCATGGTAGGCCAATCAAATCCTACTTCTTTTTTTTTGTAGGCTCTTCGCTTTCTTCGGAATCGACACCAATGCTTTTTGTCATAGCAGTGACGGCGTCGGTGATCCACGGTAGAACGATGCCAATAGAACTTGTTTCCACATCCATCCACGCGCAAACCGTGTCAGCGGTATATTCTTCCATTTCAGCGCCTTCGCTGATTTCGGCGCACCGTAAAGCGTAGTATAGCATGTCGCTGATTAGCGCAATACTTACCTTTTGCAGTCCTTCGGATATGTCGAAAAGTCCGATGCCTTTTTCTTGCTCCAGTTTGCGGAAAACGTAGTTCCCAAAAAGCACTTTCCGGGTTTTACCCCCTAGTTTGATTGTGTGAATCATTTAAGATGATTGTACAAGGGCACCCGTGCCCATGCCTGTGTATGAAATGTTTACGTTTTGATTCGTTCCAGCAGATGTAACGTCCATCTTTGTCCATATAACCGTACCTGTGAAAATGTCATCGCCGGACACAGCCGTTTTGAAGGACACGGTAGAAACGGTTTGCGCGATAATCAGTGCAGTGAGTTGGTGGAGCGACATTGTTCCGTCGTAACTTCCAAGCGCCGTGCCTGAAAGCTCCCACCCGGTTTGCCCGTAAAGGGCTTCTTTCCACTGGCCGGAATCCTTGCAAGTGGTATCCCTGGTATCGGATGTCAGGGAAAGAGTGCCGTCTGTCTGGCATGTAATCGCTGTTGAGCCGACATACCATTTCAACAACTTCGTATTTACTACTCCGGTAGTCATAGTGCTTGTGTTTTGTGTTTATTTGTTTTGCCCATGCGGGCTTATTCTTTATTTTGGGATTCAAAGCCTTTTAGAAGGCCAGAATGGGTATTTTTCAGTTTTTGCGCCGGGACATTCACTAATTCTGGCCCTGGATTACCCATAATTGCCACGCCACTAGGAACGCACCCCAATCCATACAAGTCAGGGTTTATCCGTGACGGCGTATCCTGGTGAACCCGTTGGTGACCGGCAGCAACAAGCACCGCGCCGTCTTTATCGCTTACATCAACAACACTCCCGCACTTGTGCGTGATGCCATGATCTGTCCAATCGAATTTTAGCCTTACTTTCATTTATTATCTGCGTTGAATCGTTCTGCAATAAGCGTGAACTGGTGAACCATCATTGCCTCAATCCGTGGGCGGCTTCTATTCCATGTTGCCATGAAAAAAGGTTTTCCTGCCCATTTATTTGTTCCGCCTTCGACCATGTGCAGGTAGTAACCATCTGTGCGCGTTCCACCGAAATTTCCTTTTGCGCTGCCTTTTGCGAGGTTTGCGCCAACAATTACACCTGATTTTACCCGGCGTAATTTTAGCACCTGCATTGACCTGGCAAGGTTGCCGGGGGAATACGTCGCTACTACAGTCCCCATGCCCTTAGGCGCTCTCATTGCTTTATTGACTTTCGCTGTAGAGTACCTCCGGTGAACAATTCTACCCTTTGGTGCCGCGCTTTCTGCTGCCAAAGCCAAGTAAGCGCCACCTATTGCCGCTATTCGTGGCGCAGCCTGCGTGTATAGCTTTCCAAGGTGCCGAAACCGTGTAAAAACATCGGCCATTTCCGATTCGATGAAACCTAATTCGCTCATCTGTTTACCCTGATTTCGTAAGTGGCAGCCCTGAAATAGTATTCGTTTTTATCATCCATGCCGTCTTCACTCCCTTTATATTCGCAACCTGTCACCGTAACCCCGGCAGCGGTTCCTTCCACAAAATTCAAAGCGGCATTGATAGCAATGTCAATGTTCTCGCAGGCTGAATAGGTTTCTGACCATGCCACGATTGTAGCGCGGCACAGATACGCCGTTTCTACCTGTGTTTTATTCGGATCGGCGGGTACATAGGAGCATGAATAGGATACTGCTGGATATGCGGCATTTTGCGCGATCATAACCGGATAAATCCGGCTGGAAACGAGGTTTGTCACCCCGCTTGCTGCGTTCAAAATGCTGGATATGTAGCGCCCTGCTTTCATGTTCTATTTTCGCATGTAAAAGTTTCAAACTTTCGCTGTCCTAAAATTTCCTTATACATGATGTCGTAATTTTCGCCATCATACACAAAGCGCATTTTTTCGTTGATCGTGCCTCGGTACCTGAGTGTAAATTTTACCCTGGTAAAAACAATGAATTGATCCCCCGTTAATGCCTCTTCGTTTCCTGTTCTACTGTAATCAACACGCGCCCAATCTGTCCAGGCATCAGCCCATGTGATTATTTCAGCGCCGTTTGTGTCCCTGCTTGTGGTGAATGTTTGCAGCGTCACCCGTTCATTCAGTGCGGCTATGTCGGGAAGAATAGCGCCCAGGTTCCTGTGATTCTCCTTCCTCATATCAGATTCACACGACTAATTGCCAATAAATTCCACGCAGAGCGTGCAAATGGATGTCCGCTTTCACGGCCCAAAGGCATGTCTTCCCGGTTTTCATACATCATGGCTATTTGAAGCAACATGGCTGTTTTGATGTTCGCGTCAACAGCCATAGTGGTAGTATTCCCGGCTTTGTATGTGATTTTTCACAGATTCGGGTATTCTGTTGCATCGGCAGTATCAGGAAGCGAAACCGATCCTTTAACTACCACCCTGGGAGGTGTTGAAATATCGTCAACAGTGTAATTAGTCGAAGCCCACGTTTGGTAAGCGCCATTTGCGTCCAGATAGCCTACTGTTGTCACTGAAATGACCGGCGACACTGCGAGTTCAAACGTGCCATAATTCGGCATGTAATCCCACACCTGAGCAATTGTCTGCTCCATGAGCGCCTGGCCTGTGCCACTTTCTGCCCAAACGCGAGCCGCTTTTATCAAAGAGCGGATCAAATCATCATCTTCAGTTACATCCGTATGCACCTTTAGCCACGTCTTTGCTTCTGCAAAAGACACGGGTTCGATGGTGGGTTGGACTGTAACTTTGTGAGCCATTACCGCTTTTCTTTTTTCCTTTTATCCAGTGCATTTTCTCGCTTTGGAGCGGGCGGAGTAGCAAAGACTTCATCGGCAATTCCGCTACTAATCAAAGCGCGTCCTTCTTCCGTTGAAACCGAGGCGATCCGCCCGCCATTGCGATACTTAATGAGCATTACGCCTGAAGCAAATACTTAATGGCGTTGGCGTTAACCAGGTTGCCGTCTTTACGAACGTAGCCACGGAAACCAATGGAGCGTTCTGCCCAATACAATTGATCGTTGCGGCTCATGTTTACGCCGCCAATGCTGCGAACTTTGTATTTATTGAAGTCTCCGAAATACACGGATTTTGTTGCTGTTACAGGTACGCGTGTAGTAGCGTTTGCAGCGGCCAAATCGTTGTTGATGTAGATTGGGTAGCCGAAAAGTTTGACCGGCTCCGCTCCAACAACGTCCATGTTTGGCGTGAAAATCGGGACAGTGTTGGTGTTTCCAAGCTCAAGGGTACGCAGGTATCCCATAATAGTATCAGATACCATCCATGCTGTACCAGGGCTTTGGCGGTACGCCCTGTCAACGCTGTACATGAGGCGCATGAGTTCGCCCTGCGCGATGGCTACGCCGCTGTTTGTTGTAAGCCCAGAGTTTGTGACCGTTGTGGTGAAGCCGTAGGGCTGTCCTGTTCCGGTTCCATTCGTCAGATATGAGTTTACAGCGCGACCAAGTCTTGCAGGAAGGATGTCGGAAAGGATCACTTTGAGCAATGCCACGCCGTTATCATTATCAAGCTCATCAGATACTTTGATAATCTTACTGTCAATGGTGTAGTCGCCAAAAAGGATTTGGCCGAGTGTCAGATCGGCAACGGTAGAAGCCGTGCCTTGGCCTGGGATGTTTCCAGTGGTTGCAGTGTCATCAATGGATGGATATTTCATTCCGCCTCCAGCCGGGCTTTCCCATGTTCCAAAAGCCTTATACCCGCCATACCACTCCATCATCACCTCGATTTCTTTTGAAAATTCCTGCGGGATGGCATAGCCGCCCAAAGAATCGGTCGAGCCGATCTGCGTAGACGTGCCCCGCACCTCCGAAACGTGCCGGGTTGCAAGCATCCGCTTTTGGTCAGCAGAAAGGTTTGGATTTTCCATGCTTTGAGTAGCCCACCGCCAAAATGAATTATCGTAGGTTACTGTGGAATCCTCCTTTCCAGCATCAAAATTGCCGCGCTTTGTCATTTCACGCTCAACTTCCAGCTTACGCTGCTCTTCTTCGATATTTAGATCG